TCGCAGCGTAATAGTAGCCATTTATAACTCGCCTCAAACCAAATTAGGCAGCGGCCAGCGTCACCGTCCAGGTAATGGTCATGGTGTCGCCAGCATCCTTGTTCACGACGCTGAAGACCGTGCGGCACAACATCGTGCCAGACGAAGCGCCGTTGAAAAGTCCGGCTTCCGTGACAGCGCCAGTGCCAACGCCAGGGCCAAAGGTCGCTACGTACGCAACCTGCGCACCCGTCACCGTGGTGGACGTAAGGGCGGAGCGGCCAAGTTCACTAATTAGCGCAGACTGACCGGCAGCTGCGGCAGTCGTGCCAGACCCAACAGCCATGTGCGACATGGCGGCGGCGGTGGCATCCTTCATGCGGCTCGAGATGAAGCCAAGGCCGGCTGTGACGACAAGGTTCTCAACCTCAACACTGGTCTTCAAGTTGCCATTAGCGTCGAGGAGTGCAATCGCCAGACGGCCCGTGGCTTTGATGCTTTCAAGAGTGTTCATGATCTACCTCAAAAAGTTCTGTAAGTTCCCACGTAGTCTTCTGCGAAGTACGTACCGCTCGTATACCCTTGGCTCATAACAGAGCCACCATCTGATGTCGATGCAATATCAGAGGAAGCCTTGCCGGCAGTCTTGGACGCGGCATCTGATGAAGTCGCCAGATCAGTTCTTGCTCGAAACACACTTAGGGTGGCGAAGTCGGATGCCTGCGCAGAGTCCACAATGCTCTTTATTATTCCGCGAACAATAGCATCCGCGACGCTGGAACTTTCACTTGCGCTGCGCTGACGCACCATCGAGATGACCGCCGCATCGCCAGCAATAAACGCATCAGCAAACTGTTTTGTTGTACTGCGAGCAACTGTCTCGGCGATTGACGCGGTGTCGCTCAATTGCCGCGTGTAGGTCATGACCCTAGTGAGAATATCCTGCGCAGTGGCGACTTCAGATCGGTTTTTAAAGAACGACCAATTAGCATCATCGTCCGCCGCCGCGCCGTTCACGTCGTCCGTAACCCTGGCGAGGTCCGACAATGTCTTCATCAGAGAGCGCACAGCAGCGTCTCCAGCCACGGGGGCATCTGAGGCAGCCTTGGCAAACGCTCGCGTTGTGGCGTCGCTGGTGCTTAGTCCGTCAATGTACGAACGGGCATAAACCACCGTTCTCGAGAACACATCGGATGCACTCGCCGACTCAAAGCGGCTGCGGAAGAACGACAGGTTCGCGTTGTCGTCTACCCCCGCCTGGTTCGTGTCGTCCGTTGCTGTTGCAGGATCAGACAGAACCTTCAGTACTGTGCGGATTTCATCATCCGTAATGGCCACAGTTTCAGTGGCCGACTTGCCGAATGTCCGCTGATACAACTCAGATGCCGTGAAGGCGTCTAGGTACGCGCGGAGGAAGATCGTGACGCGGGTCAGCACGTCACCGGCAACAAAGGAGTCTGACCGGGATGTGGTCAAACCTTTCACCGCCGCATCGGAAATCGCAGAAATGTCCTGGCGCACTTTTCCAAGTGACTTGGTACTTACGTCAGAAGCCGTAGTGGTATCCGTCAGGCCTTTGCCAAACAGGCGGCTCACCGTGTCGGACGCACTGAAGGCGTCAGCGACTGCCTTGCTAAACAGCCTGACCGCCTGGTCGCTGACCTGCGCTGCGTGGGACAGACCCTTGAGGAAGGAGCGGACGGCAGTGTCGATGGCGGTGAGCGTGTCGCCACGGCTCAAGGCAAAGATGAACTCGCCCAGTTCCGCCTCGATCCGAATGCGGATGTAGTTAGCCGTCGCCACCATCGAGGTCGCGCTGGCCTGTGCTGTCAGGAATGCGGCTACGGCTTGCGCAGCAAGCGTCTGGTAATAGGTCGATGTCGTCAGAACGGAGAACGCGCTCTGCGCCTTCAGGACCGCATACGTTGCCGCCGCCCTCAGCTTCTGTGAAGCATCGAAGGCGTTCATTAGAACTGCTCGCGCACCTGCAATTTCAGGAGGTCATAGACGGTCTGTATGCCGCCAAGAGAAGTCGTAACCTCCACCTCCGCCTCGTACAGGCCTGCGGTATCAAGGGTAGTGCTGGCGAACATAAAGACGACCTTGCCGTTGATGCCGTCTGTTACCTGGCCCGTGATCGTGTCCTTCAGTGCCGTTCCGCCGATTTCACGAATCTTCAGGCGGACAGTCGCAGCCACCAGGTTCACGATTGCCCAGGTCGTCGGGTCTTCCGTGTCCAGCGTCTTGCCTGACGCGGCAGTGTTCTGGTCGCGGATCGTCAGCTGAAGCTGCGGGAGCGTGTCACCCTGGACAAGGTTGATAGTCTCTGAATAAGCCATTACCCAAACTCCCGCGCAGTCACAGTGAGCGAGGCACCGCTATGGCCGTACTTCGCCTGGCGGATCGCAGCCGACACGCCGCGCTCGTAGATCATGTTGTTTGCCTGCGCTGGACCACCATTCGCCCAAGTAGCACCCGCCATCATCTGAAGACGAAACAGAGCGCCACTGACCAGCGTCTCGCGATGCTCGAGGCCAATGGTGTCTGGGATAGAGGTAGACGCCGTGGTCGGCTTCAAGGTGTAAAGAACCTTGAGCGTCTCTCTGGCGTCTGGCGCTGGGCCAAGCAGTAGATTGCTGTTGTCGTACTGGGAGAAGTAGCCAGGCGCAGACCTGGTGCTTGCCAGTTCGTTGCGGATGTACGCATCCTCGTACGGAAGCTTCGTCAGTTCACGCCCACTACGGAGTACCTTGCTGACGTGGTTCGGCTCCGTGCCGGTCGGCGCTTCCAGTTCGTATTCCACGATGCCGGGAATGACGATAAGCGACAGCGGCTCTGCCTTGTACGCCCCAGTCCGGGCGCAAAAGTCGATGCACGTATCGCGGATCGCACGTTCAGCGGTGAACTCCGGGCAGCCGGCCACCTCAGACAGCACGTAAACGAACAGGTCGCTGTACTTCACTGGCGTATCACCCCAGGCTGCTGCGCAATCATGTTGTCGTTCAGGCCACCGTCAGCCTGCGTCTTGATGCCAAGAGCATTGCCGAAGGCCTGGAAGAACAAACCGGCACGGTTGAGGTTCGCGAACTCGCTGTCCTTCTGGTACGAGCGGTACATCATGTAGTCCATGATGGCGTTCGCGTAGATGTCGTCGATGCTGATCACCTGGGTGTCGCTGGTGAAGTTGCTCACCAACAGGTCCGCCGGGGACGTGGCGTAGACGATCTCGATCTGGTTCGTTACCGCCGGCTTCGGGAACAGGTAGAACACCTTCGGATCGATGGCGTCGTAGACGAAATGCTTCACGCCCGTCGCATCAACAGGCGTCTCCCACCAGTTGGGCAGCTGCACATCCAGAATCTTGCGGTCCACCTTCGTGATGGCGCGACCATCCTTGTTCCGTAGAACATTGATAAGGCGCAATCCGTCAGCAGCCAGCGTCTGCTTGGCAGCTGCTACGCACGTGTGGGTGGTATTGACCGTCTTCGCGTCTGGACGGAACAGAACGACCTGCCGCTGTGCGTCGTTTAGGTAGTTCAGCAATTCCTGCTGAGTCCAACGCACGAACGTGGGGTCTTGCAGCGTGACCGCCACGCGATTGATCAGGTCAATGGCTTTGGTCGTTGGCATTCAGTTCACTCCCACTCGATAACTTCGAGGTCTGCATTACCGCTATACAGTGGATTCCAGGACCACTCCACCCCAGTCCGAATGTTGCGTACAGTTTTCGGACAACGGTCCTTCTTCGCGGTCTGGGACGTGACAGGCTTCGGCTTGCCCTTCATCGTCTCGAAAGACTTTACCTGCTCAATTAGGTCATCAAGGCGGCGACGCTTATCGATTTCAAAGGCAAACTCCTTGCGGGCATACGCCTCAAGTTCGTCCTTGTTCATCTGATCGATAGTCTTATCCATGATTCCCCTCTTTGGTTCACTCGGCTTAGGAGGAGGCAGGCGACTTCCAACACCTGCCACCACCTAAACGGAGTGAGGGGGAGGTTGCCCTCCCCCTCTGGCCGATTAGGCCGTGGTCTTCAGCTTGAGGGTCACAAGCGCGTTGGGAACAACGACCTTGTAGCCATACACCTTCAGACCGCGAATGCCGTCACCGAAGGTCGACTCGAGGCGAACGGTCTCGGTCTTCACGAACTGTGAAGCAAAGCACGTTGCCTTCGGGTGACCGGCGAGAGCCATCGTCTTGCCAGCGTCGCCGCCTGAGCCAATGGCCAGGAGGTTCGACTGATAGACGGTGAAGCGGTCGATCATGCCAACCTTGCCGTTGCGGATGGGCGAAACGCCGTCACCGGTCAGGTAGGCAAGCTTGAGGTCCGTCTTCTTCAGCATCTCGACGTAGAGCGGCGAGAGAACGATGAAACGATCCGAATCCGGAATGTTCAGTTCGTCCAGCTTGCGGCCTGCTTCGAGAACGTGATCAAGGATGTTCGACACCGAAACCGATGCCTTGTCCAGGATCGTGGTCGCGCCGGTAGCGATGTTACCAAGCACGTCCGTCTCAACAGCGATACGCATCTGTTCGGCAGCATCCTTCGATGCTTCGTTCTGGAAGGCGATGTCGGCCTGAACCTTCAAGATGTCATCCACCTTGAAAGCGTACGACTTCGCCTTGTCGATCATCAGTTCGATGATCTGCGTGGTCACATCAGCATACGACACGCTGCCCGTGTAGTCGCTGACCGTCACGT